GTTGTTGTCGGCGTCGCTGCCCGGAATCACGCTGATCGTGATGGTGATGGGCGTCGGCGCGCTGAACACCACCAAGTCACCGTTGACGTTCATCGCCGGCGTGGCAATGTCGATGGCCGGGATGTCGAACGGGTCAGCGTCGTCGGCGAACTCGGTAATCGTGAAGCCGGAAGGGAACGACTCGCTGGCCACGCAGCGCAGGGCGACGCCGATAGCGGAAGTATCGTACATGTCAGATCCTCAAATGAAAGGCGGCCCATAGGCCGCCCAGAATGTTGTCTTTCCCGGTCAGACCAGGTTGTGCGAGCCGTCCACCTTCCGGACCATGTCGCCCTTCGAATAAACCAGCGTGTACTTGGCCGTGTACTCGGTCACGCCAGATTCTCCCGTCTCCTGCTCGATGCTGACGTTGCACCAGTAGCCGTTGTCCTGCACGTCGTGCCAGGCCAGCGGGTCGTTCGTCAGTTGGCCCACAGCGACCTTTTGCAGCTCCGTCAGCGTCTTGCCGATCAGGATCGTGCCGTTGTTCAGCGCTTTATTGACGCCGCCCTGGATGATCGCCATGACCATGCCGCGGCCGTCGTTGTTGGCCGGGATCTTGTTCGTGGTGAGCAGCAGGCTCATCAGCTGGGCCGTCATGTACGCCTTGAGCCATTGCTCGTTGGCGTGCACCGACATGTCCAGGGGCGCCGTGGCCCCGCCCATCAGGTAGCCGCGCTGGAAAAATGCGATACGCTGGCCCGCGCTGGCCGTCTGCCCGTAGTAGTTCACCCGGCGGTTGTCGTAGAAATCCGCCATTTGGTCGTCCGACACGTCCGCCGTCAGGGTCACGCCCGACTGGCGGAACATGTAGTTGATGGTGGCGTTGGTCCGGTCGTAGTCCGTGGCCGCCATCACCGCCATCGGCAGGGCTTCCTTGTACTCGCCGGCCGTGCCGTTCAGGATCAGACCGTTGGAGGCCGTGCCGATCATGGCCGCGTTCCAACTGTCGGCCGTCACCGAATCCACCGACCAGTACATCTGGTACTTCACGTTCTCGCCGGAGACGTACTCCGCCAGGGGGATCGCGTCTTCCAGGTCCACCGCAACGCCGAACGACGCCGAGCCGAACGAGTCGGTCACATTCTCCGCCGCGCGGAAGGCCTCCAAGGGCGACATGGCGACCGATCCCGGCGAGCTGATGGCTTGGGGGCCCTGCAGCGCCAGCATCGCGCCGATATCGCTGCCGGCGGCCGGCGACACCACGATTGCGCCCGGGCCCGTCGCGGCCGACTCCACCGTGAAGGAACCGGCGATGGCGTCATAGGAGACGGTCGCGGCGGTGCCGGTTTGGGCCGTGGCGGCAGTGGCGATGGCGGTCGTGACCAGCTGCGCGACGTTCGTCAGGCTCGTCGCGCCGGACAGATCCACGTCCGTCAGGGCATAGGCGAACTCGCCCACCTTGATGTTCATGGCGCCGGCGGACACCGCCTGAAAGTCCGCCAGGTTGGCCGAGATGCGGTATCCGTACACGCGGCCGGGACGGGCGACGTCGGGATAGGCCGCGAACTGGAGTTCGGGCGCCTGGGAGGCAGGTGCCGGGCTGACGTAGGAGAAGTACTGGCGGGCGAACGCCGCTTCGGGCGAGTCCGAGCCGAAGTAGTCATCGGCGCCGCCCGGGCGCACCGAGACGATCTGGCCGACGGGCACGCGCGGGTCAGTGGTGAAGCGCCGGCCGGTCAGTTGCTGCTGGGCGACGGCATTGGCGCCGATCACCGCACTGATGATCCGGACGTAGCGAGTCATCTTGATGGACATGTCTTTTCCTCAAATGCGATGGATGCCCGGCGCAACCTGTTGGATGTGTGCCGTGGCCTGGGTGATGTTGCGGTGGTGGGTAAAGATGACGGTGAAGTTCGGGTTGAAGTCGAAGTTGTCCCGGTCGTTCACGAACGACGGCGTCACGATGTCCGTCGCGCGCTGCACGCCGATGCCGGCCGCCGTCATGGCCTGCGTGAACTTCATGGACTGCAGCAGCCCGCGGACAACGGACAGGACATCGGACGCCAGAAGCTGCTCCGGCGCGCTCAGGTCGTCCTCGACGAACGCCTGAAACTGGTACATCGACTCGTTGATCTGGGATTCCGTCGCCGTCAGCGCAGCGCCGTCATCGCGGTACTTGCGCGACTGCCAGCCCCGCTTGCCCCGGCCGACCGGAAAGAAGTAGATGCCGTCGTCGACGCGGCCCTGCTTCGTCGGCTGGAAGGCGGCCAGCACAGGCAGGCTGATCCCCTGCTCCGGCAGCAACGCCAGCAGCGCGCCGCGGACGGTGGCTTCAAGCTGCTTCTGTTTCATACGACGGGCCCCACGTCTACGCAAAGGATGCCGCGCCAGCCGTCCTGGGTGTACCAGTCGGCACCGCCCACAACGTCATGCCGGCGCCCGCCATAGATCAGCTGGTCCGGCGCCGCGCCGCGCTGCACATTCTCCACGGGGTGCGACGTGTACAGGTTGAAGTAGCGCTTGGCGGTGTCCAGGCCCAAGTCGCGGATCGTCGACTCGCCGACCGGCTGCCAGGATCCCCGGATCAGCTGCGGCGGCTCGTACTCGACGACCCACTGCCCGCGAGCGTTCTCGGTGCGCCCTTTGAACTTGAGCCACACCGGCGCCTGCTGCGCGATCACACCGGCCGCAAGGCCAAGCAGGTTGATTCCGGGAATCACGATTTATCCTCCACGACATGGCTGACGGACTGGATCATCTGGCCGGTGTCTACCAGGGGCTTCTTGGAAACCCCGGGCGTCTTCTTCCGGGCTTGGCGCGCCTCCAGCGTCGTCTTCTTCAGAGGAGGCGTTGTCAGCAGCGAGATCGTTCGGGCGATGTCCCCAGCCGACCTAGCTCCAAGCGCCTCGAAAGCCTGGCCGACGTCGACCTTGCCGTCGATCGCACCGCGCACGGCGCCGGCGATATGCCGGCCCCATTCGGCCTTCTTCTGTTCGGCCGTGGGGCGCATGAAAGGCCGCGCGGGAATGTTCCCCTGCGGATAGCCGTATTCCTGGATGGCGGCCACGTACGCGACGGGTGTGCCGTCCGGGTATTTGGCCTCGGGAAAGAAGCCGACCCGGATCTGCTTGCCGCCGACGTCCTTCAACGTCGCCTGCAGCTTCTCCGTGCCCCCCTTGCGCACCACCTTCATCGGAACCGTCCCCCGCGGATGGACAGACCGCCCACGTTGCGGAACGCCGCGCGCTCGGGCAGACCGCCCACATACTTGCCGCCTGCCGCGCAGCTCTTGGACAGCGCCAGGAACTGCTGGCCGTACGGCGTAAGGTTCAGCCAGTGCGACCACGAATCGGTCGCCGGCGGCGCCTGGAACGACACGCTCACCTTGTCGATAGTGGCCGAAGCGAGCGCGCCGGGCGCGCCGCCATTGCCAGACTCGGCGTTCAGCCGCAGTTGCAGCAGGTGGGCCGTGATCAGCATCCACAGCTGCTCGCTGCACTGACAGCCGCGCCCGCTGGTGTAGCACTGCGCCCATTCCGCCACGGCCAGCACCACCTCATCCGGGACGGCGACGAACATGGGGAACAGGATCCGGAACTTCGCCAGCGGGAAGTCCATGTCAGGCCTCGGCGTCTTTGACCTTGGCGCCGCCAGCGTTGCGCTTCTTGGCCGTTTCCGGGGTGTCTTGGGCGGCCTTGTCCGCGGCTTCCAGGTTGCGTGCCGCGAAAGCTTCCGCGTCCTGCTTGTCGTGGCTGGCCGACACGAAGCCGTTCTTCGAATGCGCCTTGAACACGATGTTCTCCTGCAACAGGTTGAACTCGTCTTCCGAGATGGCGGTAGCCATGCCCTTGGGCGTCACCAGTTGCTTGTTGGCCACATTGGCCTTGCCCGCCACCAGAACCGAACGACCATCCTTGAGCTGGTAGCGCTGGTCGTTGCTGAGCGTGCAGTAGATATAGATGCGAGACATTTCGACTCCAGAAATGAAAAAGGCCGGGTTTCCCCGGCCCTCTGTTCAGTGCGCGACG